AAGGATTATCTTACTGCTGTATGCGAGCTTATTCATCAAGGTAGCAAAGGTTGCCTTTATCTCTCCATCCCGAATAAATAGCATGGAGCAGCTGTTCTTGTCTTCAATATGCCCTGCACAGCTCCAGGATATATATCTTCTGCCAGTAGAATAGTTTGTTCTTCGTTTAAACTTGGAACCACACTCTCCACAGATGATTCTGCCACTTAATACGTATCTATTTTTATAAACCTCAGTGTTGGCAGTTTTTCTAATATTCTTTGCTCTTTGTGTCATCAGCTTTTGTGCCTTAGAAAACACTTCTCTGGTGACGATCGGCACGTGATGATTCCTACAGTAAAATTGGTCCTTCTCACCTCTATTTGGTCGCCGATTGTAGTTGCTGTCGGTGTAAGTCTTTTGGAAAAGCGCATCTCCTTTGTATTTTTCATTTCGGAGCATATCAATCACTGTGCCTGAACTCCAATGATCGCCTCTTCTCGCAGGAATCTTGTCCCTATTCAGGCCCTTTGCGATCACACTTCCACCTTTGCCTGAAAGGCACTCTGAAAAAATACGCTTAACAACTTCTGCTTCTTCTGGAATGATAATCATCTTGCCATTCTCATTTGCGTAGCCATAAGGTGGACTGCCAATAATGTAGTTTCCATTTTGAAATCTTTTGTTGATGGACCATGTGGTATTTTGCGAAATCGATGCAGACTCTTCTGCGGCAAATCCAGATAAAATGGAAAGCATTAATTCACTCTCCATATCGCCCGTATTCAGATTTTCTTTTTCGAAATAAATGAATATACCGATAGCCATTAGCTGTCTTACAAGCTCTAAGCAATCTGTAGTATTACGTGCAAAACGGCTGATGGATTTGGTTATGATAAAGTCAATCCGATCATTTTCACAGTCGCGGATCATGCGGAGAAGTTCAGGTCTTTTTTCCTTCTTAGTCCCTGATATCCCTTCGTCATAATAGAGTCCTGCAAACTCCCATTCGGGATTGGATTTAATGTAATTTTCATAGTGTTCTCGCTGGGCTTTAAGGCTTACCAGCTGCTCATCACTATCTGTTGAAACCCTAGCATAAGCAGCCACACGGAGTTTAAAATTTGGTGGTTGTGACTTATTAAGTTCATCAAGCTTTATTATCTTTTTCATTATCTCACCTCACTTTTGTTCATTACATACATCACTCTAAAAGCCAATAATAGCAAGTGATTTAGGACATAATTTCGGCTAACTTCGGTAAGAATTTCCGCCTGTTCAACGCTGATATTTTGTGTAGTTCATCTTTTGTAATTTTTCCCTCTTTGTAGAGCATCCCGATAATACTTTCTGCTATATAAAAGTCATACTCTCTCTGCAACTGTTCTTCTGTCATCGGCTCCGTTTCACCCTTGATAGGACTGCCATCTTTCACTTCAAAAATCTTCATAAAAAAACACCTCCTACCTGGTAGCCACGGCAAGAGGTGAAATCTGATTGTTTAACTAATCTTTTTTATAAAATTCGCATTCATAACCATCGGCATCAAGGAGCAACCCCTTTGCCCAGGGAGGGACTCTACTCATCTGCTGGCACACCCTATCAAGTGACATGCTAGGACCCGCCTCAATAATAACCTCATCATGCACATGAGCCACAATACGGTAAGAGCTTAGAGTCTTTATGGCATGCATCAAAATGTCGCGAGAGATTGCTTGGACAATGTTTTCTACAAACTTAGGCCCATAACTTTCAAGTCGATCCCATTTTTTAGTAGCACCGACACCTTCGTAAGTGACCGATTCACCACCGAAGATATTCTCACCAATCTTTGGTTTCACATAGGCAAGCTGCCTACCAGAAGGAAGAACGATAAAGAGCATTCCACTCCTGTAATGAAACTTGATATTTTGTATTTCTTGAGATTGCTTTTCCTTAATACACTTCTTAGCTGCTCTATCCACATCCCACCAGAATTTTACGATGTATGGATTGGCCTTCCTCCAGGCATTAACCAAGGGTTTTAATTCTTCCTCCTCAAGGCCCATAGCCAGTGCGCCCATAGCCTTTAAAGCTCCCACTGATCCACCATAACCTAGGGCCAGTTCTGCGATCTTACCTTTCTGCCTTAAATGACCATTCACACCATGCTTTTCTACCGGTACATTAAACATCTGTGATGCAGATGCACAATAAATATCACCACCATTTGCGAACACTTCACTTCTCCACTTTTCGCCTGCAAGCCATGACAGAACACGAGCCTCAATGGCAGAGAAATCGGCAACAATAAACTTACATCCTTTCTTTGGCACAAAAGCTGTCCGAATAAGCTGTGAAAGAGTATCAGGTATATCTTCATAAAGCATTTCGAGAACTTCAGAGTCACCACTTTTTACGATACCTCGTGCCTCTTTTAAATCCAGGATATGGTTTTGAGGTAAGTTCTGCAGCTGCACTATTTTTGAGCTGAAGCGTCCTGTCCGATTGGCCCCCAGAAAAGTAAACATACCACGAATCCTGCCATCACTGCAGACTGCATTTTCTATTGCAGAATATTTCTTAACAGATGACTTTGCCAGTTGCTGACGGAGTTTAAGCACCTCAGCTAGATGCTCTGGTGCGTCCTTCAATAGTTCTGCCACAGCCTTTTTACCGAGGGTATCTGTTTCCACGCCATTTTCAGAGAGCCAGCCTTTCATCTGTTGCAGTGAGTTTGGGTTATCAAGTTCTGTTACTTTCTGCATCTGATCCATTAGCTTGGTGCGGGACATCTCATCCATAGTAATGGCCTGTTTAACAAAGTCCATATCTACCTTTATGCCTCGATCATTGATTTCCTGATCAAGATGGTACTCATGCCATATTTCATCCGGGACAGGAAACTTACTAAGCCTCTTTTGTATCTCAACTTCCGTTTCAACATCTCGCTTGTTATAATCCTTAAAACTCTGCCATTTCGCCTCATCGTCATCTGGCAGATTACGAGTTCTTCCACCGTTTGTTTTGGTAGGCGTACATGGTACACAAAAATTTCTAATAAGATCTTTACCTTCTGTCAGCTTCTGCTTTTCAAGACCAAGGACTGCACCCACACCTACTAAGGATAAGGGAAGCCCCATATAGGCAGACCATACCATTGAGCATTTCCATGAGGATGGATTTAGATATTCTCCAAAAGGGTGTCCAAGATATCTGGATAGACAGACACGCTCAAACTGAGCATTAAAAGCCCACTTGGTAATCTCTTCATCAGTCAAGGCATCCAGTATGTTCTGTGGAATCCTTTCACCTTTTGCAAGGTCAACCACCACCACCTCTCCACCGTCAACAGAATAACCAAAGAGCAGTATTTCAAAATCATGGCTTTCGCAGTATCTGTAAATTCCTGATTTTTGCAGATTCACTGAAGAATAAGTTTCTAAATCTATACTAATAGACTTCATTTTCCATTAACCTCTTCTCTTCTTTATTTCTGACACTAATTGCTGTATCTAAATCTTTAAACCAACCAAGATATCTGCGACACTTATTATATGAAATAGAAACTTGGTAACCTCCAGTATGTTTTGAAACTCCTGGTTTCCCAGTTTTGTTATCACATCGTATTGGCCTACGAAAATCGACTTTGCCATTACTATAAGCATGTTTAAAATTCTTTTCTCTAGTAGACCATTCTAGATTTGACACATGATTATTTTGTTTATCAAGATCTTTGTGATTCACTTCATATTCGTCGGTTTTAGGTTGTGGCAAAAAACAATCCGCAACTAACCTGTGAATGTAAAAACGTTGTTTTATTCCCCTATAACTCAAAGTAATGCCTTGATAACCGCGACCAGAAGTTTTAGGAGTTAATATACGTTCATGAAAATGAGAATAAACTCTTCCATAATTACTTACTAGATAGCGCCCCTCATATCCGGGTATGTCTTTCCACATTTCATCCATTCAATGCACCTCCGTTCCTAAAAAAGCAGGTGGCAGAGGAAATACCCCCACCACCGTCAATTGGTCTTTTCTATTAAGCAAGGAAGTCATCGTCTGCAAGTGTTGTGAAATCGTCTGCTGCAGAAGTCTTACCACCAAGAGGCTCACCATCTTTAATTTTTTGAATGTTGCCAAGTCCGCAAGCAACACCCTTATTTCCGTTTGAGTTGAAGGCAAAGAAATTGAGAGAAACCCTTGCAAAGCAGCCGCTGTATACCTCACCGCGATCCATGATTGGCTTTACATTCTTGTTCACAATCTGTGGAGGCGTTTTGCTGTTGGCATTGATGAAGTAATGTCCTTTATATGCCTCGTCATCGCGCTCCACATCCCCATCACGCAGAGGAATCTTAATTGCGGCCTTATTAGGCTTCTTGCCACCAAACTTTGCGATACCTTCCTCGATAGCGGCATCAATTGCAGCATTTACTGCGTTAATGGTTTCTGTATCGTCCTTTGGGATGAGTACAGATACACTGTACTTTTCAGCACCACCATTCACGGAAACAGGCTCCCATCCGTGGAAGTAAGAGAGTCTTGTATTTACACCTGTAATAACCTTTGTAATATTGTTCTTCATATTGATCAATCCTCCATAATTTCATTAAATTCATTTTTTGCACTCGTTTCGTTCATAGCCACTCTTTTATCTGTTTTAGGAACAAGAGTTGGCTTGCCTGGTGGTTTTACTACGAGGTCACCAAGTATTTCCTCAAATTTGGTTTTGCCCATCAGCTTTTGCATCTCGGTCAAAGGAATAAGGCTCTTACGGTAAATATCCTTATATCCACTCTCTACAGCTTTTTGAGCTACAGTATCTTCATCTTTGTACTTACGAACTGAGCGACCTTCTACAACCTTAAAACCATTCCACTCTTTCCCACGGTTAACTGCTGCATCTGTGGCATAAGCAGTTACTTCATTGGCCCACTTTGTGAGATCAGGAATAATGTATAGAATTTCTTCAATCTCACTATCTGTAAGCAGTGGTGGCATCTTAAACTCTTTCTGTGCCAGTTTGAGCTTTTCATCGGCCCTTGCACGGCATCTGGTGGAGGCTCTACAGAAAGTACACCACGGGCCAGGGATATATTCTCCTTCACCTTCATAGGCTTTTGCCGCCTTAGGTTTTAGTTCTTCTTCTGCCCAAGCTTTAAGTTCTTCTACCGGAACAGTCCAGGTGCTGACGTTTTCTCTTCGTGGCTGAAATATTGTCATTGATACTTCTTTGATGTCGTAGAGACTGTCATAGATTTCAAGAGCCCCTAATGCATAGAGTTTCATCTGCGGATTGTTTTCTGCGTCCACAAGGACTCCAATTCCGTATTTGAAATCCACTATGTGAAGCCTATCATCTGAAATGATTACACAATCTCCCGTACCAAATCCATCTGGCACATAGCAAGAGAAGTCAAGGCGTTGTTCAATAAGAACGATAGGGTCAGTACAGGACTTTCTTGCAACTTCTACCTGCTCCATGATGAAGGCAACATAGTCATCTGTGCATTCTTCCATTTCATCTGAATCATACTCTGACACGGGCCTCTTACT